AAAGGACAAGTAGCATGCCCGATTTCATCGAGACGTTCGCGCTAGACTCCAAGATGTTCAAGGACGAGAACGGTCTGCGTGAGACCGGCGACGGCTACATGATCTGCCGTCCGCGCATCGCACGCACTGGCATTCAGGAATATCTGGGCGTCGAAGTCGGCAGGCCCGATCTCAAGACGGTCCGCGTCTATCGCCCAGAGAGCGAAGTATTCTCCGCTGATGCAATGTCGTCGCTGGCTCACAAGCCGGTCACCGTCGAGCATCCGTCCGAACCTGTCACCGCAAAGAACTGGCGCAAGTATGCCGTCGGTCGTCTCGACGACGAGATCGTGCGTGATGGCGAGTTCATCCGCGTGCCGCTGATCCTGATGGATGCTGAAGCCATCGAGGTGGTCAAGGCCGGGAAGTCCCAACTGTCGGTCGGCTACAGCGCACAGCTTCAGTGGGCCGACGGTGTGACCAAGGACGGTGAGAAGTACGATGTCACGCAAACAGCGATTCGTGCCAACCACGTTGCGATCACCCATACCGCACGAGGTGGACCCAAGTTGCGTATGGGCGACAATGTTGAACATCAAAGGAGAAAGACAATGGCTACTCGCACAATTCAAGTGGACGGAATCTCTGTTGAAATGGAAGAGCGCGACTTGCAGGTCGTGGAGCGGCGTCTCGCCAATCTTCAGAGTGAGGTTGCCACCGCACAGGCAGCACTAGCGACTGCGCAGACCACCGCGCAGAACGACGTCGCGACCGCTCGCACTGAGACTGCGAACGCGAAGGCCGAAGTGCAGACCAAGCTCGCGGAGATCGCGACGCTGCAGAAGCAGCTTGGCGATGCGAAGCTGACGCCTGCGCAGATCGACAAGATGGTCTCTGACCGCGCCGCCACGGTGACGCGTGCGAAGGCGATCATCGGCGACGCTCTCGTGGTTGATGGCAAGACCGACGCCGACATGCGTCGTCAGGTCGTCAACGCCAAGATGGGCGACGTTGCCAAGGACTGGAGCGACGACATGATCAATGCGTCGTTCAATACGCTGTCCGTTCTGCCGACGAACGACGGCATCAACAACGGCCTCAGCCACGTGATCAGCGTGGTGCGTGCGAACGACACCGGCAACGGTGATCCGCGCGTCAAGGCCTACGGCGAGTACGACGATCAAATCCAGAATCGCTGGAAGACCGCAGGCGTGAGACACAAGGCGTAACAACGCCTTCGCTCATCCATCCATCAATTCACACGAGGAGTTACGAATATGGCTGAAGTTCAGAATCAACGGCCCGCACCCGACGCGAAGGTGGCGGATGCGAAGCTGCCGCAGACCAAGGCTGCGGACCCGAAGGGAGTCGGCATTGCACCGCGTGTGGTGCAGAGCGAGTTTCCGGAGACGATGAAGCCGGGTCTTCCCGGCATGATCAATCGGATGGTGGACTACAACGCGGTGACGCGTTCGGCTGAAGCCATTGCGATTCCGTTCTGCCGTGCAGTGAGCCAGTCCACCGCTTCGGACATCGGCGCGATTGCTGGTGGTGCGCTCAACCAGTTCGTTGGGATCACGATCCTCGATCCGACGGTCGTCATCCCGGTCGAGGCTCTGGTTTCTCTTGGCGTTCCGGAGGGCATCTATCCGCCCTACTCGAACATGGGCGTGCTGTCGAAGGGTGAAATCTTCGCGGTCTGCACGCTCGCGACTCTCGCTGGCGACCCGCTTCACTACGAAGCGACGTCGGGCATTCTCTTGAATGCTGCGGGCATCGGCCCGGTGCCCGGCGCGAAGTGGAAGTACACCCGCGCGGCTGGCGAACTCAACGTCGTCCAGTTGGGCATCCAGACCTAAGCGTCTTCTTCGACGTTCCACCTGTTTCATATTTCAACCGTCAAGGAGGCGGAGATGAACTTCAACATGTTCACTAGAGACGCACAAACCAGTGCGTACAACTTTGTCGTCAATCAGACGTCAGTCATCGAGACGCAGGTCATCAAGGTGCAGTACCCAGAGGTGCAGTACCCGGACCTCGTGCCGGTGGACACCACCACCGGAAACGAGTGGGTTAAGTCGATCACGTATTATTCCGCCGACATGGTGGGTGCTGCGGATTGGTTTCACCACACCGCACTCGACGTGCCGCTGGCTGAACTGACCCGCGATAAGTTCGAGCGCGGGATCGAGATGGCGGCGATTGGATATCGCTACACGCTCGAAGAAGTGGCCACGGCAATGAACACGCCCGGCCTCAACCTCACCGCAGACAAGGCGACCGCGTGCCGCCGTGCCTACGAGGAGTTCGTTGACAACATCGCACTGCGCGGTGCTGCAGCGAAGAACATGCACGGCCTGATCAACTCACCGCTGGTCGCTGCATCGACACTGCCTGCTGATGGCGCGACTGGCGGCACGGAGTTCGCGGACAAGACCAACGAGCAGGTCATCCGCGACATCAACAACGCGATGATGGGAATCGCGCAAGGCACCAACTGGCTCTACTACGCCGACACAGTTCTGCTTCCTCCCGCAGTTCTCGTCGGCTTGGCAGGTCGCATCATCCAGTACACGAACATCACGTTGCTGGAATGGATCAAGCAGTACAACGTCCTCACAGTGCAGACCGGGCAACCGATCACGCTGGCTGGCGTGCGTGGGCTTGAGTCGGCAGGCGTCGGCGGCATCAGCCGCATGGTCACCTACCGGCGCGATCCGCAGGTGCTGAAGATGTGGATTCCCATGCCGCACCGTTTCCTGCCAGTATGGCAGCGCGGTCCGCTGGTGTTCGACGTCCCCGGCATCTTCCGTCTGGGTGGCGTTGAAGTGCGGATGCCCGCAGCGATGCGGTACAGCGACGGCTGCTGATCCTCAGTAGTCGCAATCATCAGGAGACTACATGGCCAAGGTGAGAAATATCGGCAGACAGCCTATGGGCTTCTACGACGAGAGCGGAGCAAACGTCGTCGTCGCAAGTGGGCGCGAAGCTGAAATCCCAATGACCGATGGCTACTACGCCAAGCTGCAATCCATTCTGGAGAAGTGCGACCCGAAGCCTTACGAGCTTTCGGGTGGCGCTGGCGGCAGCAAGGCGAAGAGCGAACCTTCGAAGGCAGAACCTCCGAAGGCGACGACTGAACCGAAGAAGGGCTGAAGCCAATGGCCGTTCCAACCACGATGCCGCCCACCGTTGAAGAATTCCGGAAAGCGTTTCCGCAATTCGGATCGGCGACCGATGAGCAAGTTCAGTGGGCCATCGATACCGGCATGACGTGGGTGGACGACTGGTGGTTCTGGCCCGACATGAAGATGGCCGTGATGTATGCCGCTGCTCACTATCTGACTCTCAATGATCGAGCGTCAGGCGGCGCAATCTCTGGCGGCGGCGGTACGGGCGGTGGCGGCAGCGTCACTGACCCGGACGTCGGATTGATCTGGGTGAAGAGCGTTCGCTTCCGTGACCGCTCTGTCACCTATGATCGTGTCGGCACTGAGTCCAGCGAAGCGAGCGCTGGGCCATCGTCGGGAGCCACGGACTTCTGGAAGGCCACACCCTACGGTCAAATGTATCTTTCATTCTTGCGGCGCAACGCACCACATGTGGCGGTGATCTGATGGAATACACGCTTCCAGTTAAACGCGCCCGCATGATGCAGGTGCTTCAAGCAATCGACGGCGGCAACGGTCCCGGCGTCATCGAGCTTCGCAACGAGGAGCGCGTGATCCTCGCGACGCTGTTGCTGACGAAGCCGTCGTTCTATCTGGTGGGCGATGATCTGGTGCTGTGCGCACCGACGACGACCTTCGTTGCCATCCAAGGCAGGGCGACCATCGGCACGATCTCCGACGGCAGCGGCAACATGGTGATCGACGAGATGAGCGTCGGCGTCGATGAGACTGACGACGGCGTGCACGACTTCGAGATCGTGCTCGACAACGTGGACCTTGAGATCGGCAAGCAGGTCACCATCGTTCACGCGGTGCTGGAGCACGGCTGATGTCAACGTACAACGACACCAAACCGCTAGACGCGAGAGTCGATAGCGTGTTCGGCGAACCCGTTGTGCTGAAACCGATGAAGACGCAAAGCCGTGGCATGCGTGAAGCGATCCCTGATCCGGATCGACTGGAGACAATCGCCATCGGCATCTACGATGCGACGCGTGGCGCTGAAGAGCAGACCGGCGGCGGAGCGATCCATCGTCAGGCAACGGTGGACGTCTCGCTGTCGATCCGCGACGAGCACATCCAGCGTGTCGCGCTACGCAAGAGTGATCGGGTTTACTTTCCGGATCGCAAGGAGATGTACGACGTGACGTTCATCCATCCTGATCCCGGTGGTCGTCCTGATGTGCATCTGGTGCGCGTGCTCGAAGATGTCGTGGAGATCAACCCATGAGCATCACGCGAATGCTGACACGGATGGCTGCTGTGGCTGCGCTGCGCGGCGCGACGTGGGCAGATGAGCGCGTGTTCGACTCCGACAATACGCCGCTGAGCCAAGCGCTCACGCTGAACGCTGCGGCCAAGCCTTACATCGTGGTCTACACCGACAGCGATAGCCGGATGGATCAGAACGGCACCGACGTCTACGGCATGACGCGCGAATTGAATCTGGTGCTGGAGATCGGCGTCGCATCGAAGATCGAAGGCAAGACCGGCGAAGAGACGATCAAGACGCCGCTGACTGACGAAGGCATGGAGATCGCGCTCGACATGGTCGAGGATCAGGCGCTCGCTGCGCTGTTCGGCGACGCCCAGTCCGGTTGGGCCGAACTGCTGAAGGGTTTGATCCTGCGGGTGCAGCGCGTGTCCGGCCAGCGTGGTGCCAGCGCTGATCGAGATCGCAGGTGGGCCGCTCGCCAGTTGTCGCTGGTGTGCGACGTGGTGAGCGATCTTCCGCCCGGCGTGCCGGTGCCGCACGATCATCCGATCCAGTTGTTCGTGCGCACGTCGAGCGATTATCCGGATGCAGGGATGGAGCCCATCGCAGATATCTGCCGGGCGATCATGGGCGCTGCAGCGGCACCGAAGTGGGAGCAGGTGCAGGCCGTGTTCGGCGTCAGGCGCATCGGCCTTCGTGCCGCTGGTCTCGCGCCGCTGTCGTCCGACATGCTGACCCGCTTCGCCACGATGCACGGTGACGATCTCACCGACAAGAAAGGCGAGGCACCGATCCTGCGCAAGATCGGCGCTGACGACTTCGACTGGGTGCCCGATCCTGAGATCGGCCTCACGGAGGAGAAGACGATCTCGACCAACGTCGGCACCGTCGAGCCGAAGGAGCCGAAGGACAAGGTCGAGATGGAGGATTGATGCTGAACTTTAGCGTGGACACCAGCGAGCTTGTGAGCTTCGTCAAGTCGATTGAGAAAGCGCAGAAGCTGACGACACCGCTGATTGCCACGGGCCTCAACGAGGTGGGCGATGGAGTCACGTCACTGATTGCAACGAGCCTGTCGAAGCAAACCGGACTCTCGCTCGAACAGGTG